ACAGGTGGCGAGCCCTTGATCCAGGAAAACATCAGCTGGTTTATGGCACAACAGTTACACAACTTCAAAGAAGTACAAGTGGAAAGCAATGGCATTCCTGACACTGTGGTACCAGAAGGTGTCACACTGGTATGCAGTCCCAAATGTGTGGAGAAGAATGGCCGTGCCATCAAGTACTTTGCCCCCAGCAAAACTATTTTAGATCGCGCAGACTGTCTAAAGTTTGTTATGTCAGCTGATCCAGAGAGTCCGTATAGTAGCATTCCTGACTGGGCATTGGAGTGGCGAGACCGCACAGGCAAACAGATCTACTGTAGCCCAATGAATGTGTATAATAGTTTGCCACAGCGGATCAAATTGTTGCGATCTGAGAAAGGCACTATCACTATGGCTGAGCGTAGTACTGTAGATGAAGTTATCTCTTTTTGGGAACCTGGTTTACTTAATTTAGAAGCCAATCAACGCAATCACGAATACACAGGACAGTATTGTGTAGAAAACGGATTACGATTGAATCTACAACAACACTTGTATGCGAGTCTTGCTTGACCAATATTGCCAAAGGACGTAACAGCTTCGATGTCAATATTGGCAATGTAGTTGTTCCTTTCTTTAATAAGAATGTCACACCATATCCCACCGAAGCAGGTGCACCGGCTTTTGATCTAGTACCTGTTACTAGACAAAAAGACATCATGCTAAATGTTGCTCGTATGCATGCCGAGCAAGAGTACAACAGGATAATGGAATTAGTTGATGTGTTACAACGTCAAGCTGATGAAATCAAACGCAGATTAGATTTGACCGACATGGTACATGCGGCTAAGTACGATTTCCAAATAGCACATGGGCACACCTATTGGTTAGCCCAAGACACACGACACAATGAGCTCATCTTATGCGGTATGGGACCAGACGGTTGGTCAGCTGGTCCCCCTGTGTGGTATGAGTATATTGTAGCAGTAAAGTGGTTGGGTGACCACACTTGGATTGAAGTAAAATGATAACACCAGACGCAGCCTTAGGAGTAATAGATATGTTTGATTATTTAAAAAAGAAGTTTAAGAAAGCAGAACCGCTGACACCGATTCCTGCTGAAGCTGTTAAGCAGCTCAAGAAGGAACGTGCTAAGAAAGCAGAACCTCCGGCGAAATCAGAAAAAGAATTAGCAACAGAACGCGGCGAACCCTATGTTGCTATGTTGGGTATGGATATTGATCCTGAAAATATTCACGCTGGTTCATTTGAACTAGATTGGAACGACAAGTTCTTGGCCAACTTGATTCGTGCAGGATATGTTGGTAAGACAGATACAGATATTGTGGATCAATGGTTCCAGAATGTTTGCCGTCATGTTGTTATGGAAACTTGGGAACAAGAGCAAGCAATGAATCCGGAACCCAATCCCCAAAGATTCACACGCAGCCGAGATTTAGGCAACGGACGCACGGAGGTTTCGTGATTCTCTATGTCAATGGCGACAGCCACACAGCAGCAGCCGAAGCAGTAAATGCACATGCCTTTGCCGAAGATGATCCTTTGTTAAATTATCTAGGTCGTCTGCCTCATCCTGCTAACCTTGCAGTGAGTTGGGGTAAGAAATTGGCAGACATTGTCAAATTTGGATTAAAATGCGATGCGGAATCTGCTGCCAGTAATCAACGTATCATACGCACCACACGTCACTGGCTCGGTCAGCGTGTTCGACCAGCAGAAAATACCTTGGTCATAATTCAATGGTCAACTTGGGAAAGACAAGAATGGCTGATTGAGGGTACCTATTATCAGGTCAATGCCAGTGGCACTGACCATGTTCCTGCCAGTCATCAACAGGCCTATAAAGAATACATTGCTGGCATTTCTTGGTATGATGTTTGCGTTGAGTCTCATAGAGCCATCTGGGAGTTTCATCTGGAACTGCAGGCACAGGGTATTCAGCATGTGTTTTTTAATGGTAATACTGCGTTGGAAGAAATACCTGTTGACCAACGGCACGACTGGGAATCCAGTTATATAGAACCCTACAATACTCAGATGACCTACAGTCAGTGGCTAAGAAACAACAGTTTCGAAACAGTTTCCAAGGATTCCTGGCATTTCGGTAAAGAAGCTCATAGTGCTTGGGCTCATTTTATGCTACAATACATTGTTGCTAATAAACTAATTTAGGCCAAAATGAAATACATTCTTATTGATACAGCTAATCTGTTCTTTCGTGCTCGCCATGTGGCCTTTCGTGCTGCTGACGAATGGGAGAAAGTTGGCTACGCTCTACACATAACTCTTAGTGCTGTAAACAAAGTAGTCAATAAGTTTGGTGCAGACCATGTGGTATTTGCCTTGGAAGGCCGTAGTTGGCGTAAGGATATCTATGCTCCTTACAAGCGTAATCGATCAGACGCTCGTGCAGCACAAACAGAAAAAGAACAAGCTGAAGACAAGCTGTTCTGGGAAACGTTTGATAACTTGACTAAATACTTGGCTGAGAGTACCAATTGCTCAGTAATCAGAAACGAAAATGCAGAAGCCGACGATATCATTGCTCGTTGGATAGCACTACACCCCCAAGATCGTCATGTAATTATTTCAAGCGATACAGACTTTGTTCAGCTGCTGGCTGAAAATGTCGATCAATACAATGGTATTACTGATGAGTTACTGACGATCCGCGGGATTTTTGATGCCAAAAGCCGACCTGTAATTGACAAAAAAACTAAAGAACCCAAAGTTATTCCCAATCCCGAATGGTTGTTGTTTGAAAAATGCATGCGTGGTGATTCCAGCGACAACGTGTTTTCGGCATATCCCGGCGTTCGCGTCAAGGGTACCAAGAACAAAGTGGGCTTGACAGAAGCATTTGAAGACCGCAACAAACAAGGGTATGCATGGAATAATATCATGCTACAAAGATGGACTGACCCAGACGGTGTAGAACATCGTGTACTTGATGATTACGAACGCAATCGTACACTTATTGACCTTACAGCACAGCCTGTTGATATCAAACAATCAGTAGACGACAGTATCTGCAGCATGATCAGTCACAAGGATGTTGGGCAGGTAGGCATTAGATTCATGAAGTTTTGTGGCAAATACGAGTTGACTAAAGCCAGTGAGTCAGCAGAGCAATATGCTCGTTGGCTCAACGAAACATACAAAGGAGTATTAGATGATCGTAGCTAAACCTGTTGTACCAAATCAATTTTGGATTCTCAAAGACGGCGAGAACAAAATTGGTAATATAGAAGCTGCAGACGATGGCTTCAGCGTAAAAATTGGCGACCATACACAGCGTTACAAGAACATCAATGTTATCAAACAAAAAATAGCAATTGCATTTGAACCTGTTGTTAAAAGGCCGGCAACTGTCAGTGCAAATTCAGCACATGGATTCCCCACAATTGGACGGGCATTTAATGCCGTATACGATGTTAAACATCAAGTACCTTTGTGGACACGAGAATCCAAATCCAAATCATGGTACGCAGCCGGCTGGTTTCAGATTAAACAAGGTCGTAGTTGGACAACAGAATTTTGTCCCAAGCTGATTACACTACAACGATATGCGTATCGTGGTCCATTTTATACAGAGGAGCAATGCCGTGAGCAACGTGTTTCGTGATCAAGCAAAATTTATGAATGCCTGTGGGCAAACAGTGGGCCAACGCAATCAGGATCAATTCGACCTGTATCTTAAATTGATCAAAGAAGAAGTTGACGAGCTACAAACAGCAGTGGATGATAACGATCGTGTAGAACAGTTGGACGCCCTGATCGACATCATGGTTGTAACTGTAGGTGCTGTACAAAGTTTAGGAGTCGACGGTGAAGGTGCTTGGAAAGAAGTCATGAGCACAAACTTTGCCAAAATTGATAGCCTAACAGGGCGTGTTCGCAAGCGTGAAGATGGCAAGGTCATGAAACCGACCGGATGGCAACCTCCCAAATTGTCTAAATATATCAACAAGGAATAAGGAAAAATTATGAATACTGCTGTGTATAGAACTGCTATTGAAGTAAACGACGCAATGTTGCGAGTTTACAATTATATGTTTTTGGCCATTGTGATCAGTGGGCTTGTTAGTTATTTTGTAGGTACCAGTCCAGACCTGTTGCAGTTTTTCTTTACCGGGTGGATCAAATGGGTTGTGATGTTTGCTCCCTTGGCAGCAGTAATAGGCATTGGGTTTGCTCTGGCCACAAATCCGCCTAAGGAATTAGCTTTATTGATGTTGGGAGGATTCAGTGCTGTCATGGGCTTGAGTTTTGCTGTAATTTTTGCTGTGTTTACCATGGGCAGTATTGTGATGGCATTCATGGGGGCGGCTGTTCTATTTGGTACAATGAGCCTATACGGTTATTTCACCCGACGGGATCTTACCAGTATCGGTCAGTTCTTGTTTATCGGTTTGATTGCCATTGTGATTGCCAGTGTGGTCAATGTGTTTGTTGGCAGTAGTGTTATGACCATGGTTATCTCGGCCATTGCTGTGATTGTGTTTACAGGCCTCACTGCCTACGACACACAAAAGATTCGAGAAATGGTTTCGGAAGAAACTTCGGGATCAGTTGAAGTCATGGGTGCATTGACCTTGTACCTGGACTTTATCAACATATTCCTGAGCTTGTTGCAGTTATTTGGCGGGAAGAAAGATTAATGAAAACACGAGAAGAAATTATTACCAGCATGTGTTATACTTCAAGACATGATTATGGCATAGTCAAAAATCCTGATTACAAACATCATGCCAGCGATTTCATTGACAGCATATCAGCTGGTATGTACCAACTGGAAAGAAAACAACTATGGGAACAAATGGCACAGTTGTTTGACAATGACATTGCACCGCACATGGAATTCCGAGCGGTAGCAACATCACGCAATATCTGTGACAACGACTAAATGATTTTTTCCACTGTAAATTCGTCTACACTGTATGTGCGATAGTGGCTGTCTCCATCTGGTGTGACCCAGACCACGTGTACACTATTATCTGTACTCAGCAGTTTCCAACACCCAAATATGCGAATGCTATTGTTACCAGTGTAGGCCAATCTGAAATCACCTGACTGGGGTATGGGGCATTTATTTTGTGTCAACACAACAAAACCACCTGCTTCGTTCTTCATAACAGCTATTTCATCGTCGGCTCTAACTGAGAACACCGACAGCAGCAACATGACCAACAAGAACTTCTTCATACTGTCTCCAGGTTATTATTGTATATATGATCTGTTACACGTTAAATATGTCACAGGAGATCTCAATGAGCTTGCATATCAATAGATTTATAGACCGTATCAAGGCAGCTGATGCCAGACAACAACGCGACTTTAACATGAGCATGAGCGACGCCAAAGATCTACACGCAGATATCACCAAGTTACTGTTGGCTCTTCACACTTTACATGAACAATCTGTGGCAACAGGTGCCAACAGTGCCACTGTAGAACTGCAAATTACAGGTGGAACCTTCTGACTGCACCCTGCATTTTTGATAAATAAATGTAGGAGTTTAATGAATCGTGAGTCGTCCCAAACCCAATGTTTTAGTTGAAATTGTAAACCGTAACAGCTACAAGACTGAACAGGTCTTGGCGGCCGAAGGCATATGGGCTGTGTTCTTTGACGGCAAGCCTATCAATCTCAAAACCTCTAATCTCCTGGTTCAGTATCCAGGGCCCAAGTACAAGAAGGTTTCGTTCTCCAATCAAGGTCATGCCATCAACTTGGCCAAAAAGTTAAACACACAATTCCGCACCAACAAGTTTTCAGTTGTGCTGCTTACACAAGGGGAGATCATATTCCCCAATGTCAAAACATAAATTAACCAAACGACTCGTAGAACTACTGCCAGAGGATCATAAGATCACTCCGGAAGAAGCTATGCTGCATTGGTATACCAACATACGCAACAATGGCGGTTTTCGTCTGACCGTATTTGGCTACCAAGCTATGAAAATATTAGGTCTGGATTCTTGGTCGGTTGAACTTGATGATATCAAAATCACCATGGACAAGACCTTGTTGTTGGCATTAGACCGTAAGTTGACCTGGCCCTATTTCATTGACTACAAGAAAAAAGAAATTGTATTTTATTCCAGCCGAGAAGCTGTCATGGCCACCATGTACAGCAGCATCAAAAATTGGCTAGACCACATGCCCGAGCGACGGTCTGTTCCTTAAAGTGTTGTATTTGTGCGGTATTGTTGACCACTAATTGAGTTTGTAGTATAATTATATTTTATACACCAAACTCAGGAGCTGTACAATGAACCCCAACAATGTTGATCCCAGAATGTTTCTCGATATGAATAGTAAACAACTTAAAGAATGGGCTCACAGTCAAACCGTAGAAGGTATTGAAGCTGCGGTACGAGCCATTTACGCAGAAATGAGCCGACTGCAAGAAGAAATCTTTGAAGAAATTGATCAAGACATGCAGGATGAAGATCCGGACCTG